CCAGCCATAATAGCCCACCAATGATCTTCTTCAGGAGCATTGGTGTCGCAGACAACTCCATACCAACTCGCCCCTCCGTCTCGCATAGAGGGATAGCGACCTACACGCATAGTACACGCATCAATGATGGTTTTCGGTATCTCCCGTGCCTCATTGATCCATACACCCGTCAATTCCAATGATAGAAGTTTCTTCATATCCTCTGGTCTGTCCAACGCCAAGAAGATAACCTCCAAATCCAGCTCGTTCTTAAGGATGTGGTGGGTATAAGGCACAGACCACCTGAAATGGCCCCAGTCATTTTCAGGAAACCAGTCCAGCCAAGTCTTGATGGTGGTTGTTTTTAATTGGGGATTGGTGTTTCTGATGACAGCCCATCTCGATTTGCGAAAACCATTCTTGTTCTTCTGCTGTTCTATCGCCCTCTTGAATATTTCTATGCAACAGGCAACAGATTTTCCTGATCCCACAGGACCTCGAATCCCCCGAAAGAAATCATTGGAGCGTAAAAAATTTTTTAGCGTCAATCCGTCAGGCTTGTAGGTCAGTTCAGGCATCACTTAACCTGACTGATGTATTTCTTTATTAAATCCTCTTGAATCTTGGGTCCCAATGATTCTATGATCTTGTCAGCTTCCTTGTCAGTAACTGCCTCTATGGGAAAATGCCTCATATGAATCTTCTTTACGATCTTCCTTAATCTGTTTCTGTCTTGGAGGGATATGTCAAATATTTTCCTATTCTCCAAATTCACTTGATCGTCTATAGACATCTAAAAGACCTTTAAAAAAATTCCAGTCGGCACAGACGAAAGGAGTAGCATTATTTCTCTTGAGAATCAAGAGATCAGCCGATCCCTTCCACCTCTCCAACTGGGTGAAACCCTTTCCATCCTTCCTCGCCTTCACCTCTGCCGTAGAGCCTGTGAACAGGTCGTGGATATAAACATCGTGGGGAAACTGTGGCAACGCCCCCGACAACGGCTGTCGCCTCGCCTTGAATCCAGCTCCCTCAAAGAGCTTGACGATCTCTCTTTCTACCCTACTACCTTTTGCCTTTTGACTTCTTGGCATAGGAAACCCTTTTCCCTTTTCTTTTGGCAGCAGCTTTAGCTCTCGCCATACCCTTTGCCGTATAGGGATAGTTTTTCTTACCTACTTTCGGCACTTCTATCCTCACTTTCCTCCTGATTAGAATTTATCCTTATCATCTTCTCCCTCAGGGATGCATAATCCTTGTCATAGTCTTTTGTTTTGATTGTTTTATCTTCTTCTGGTGCTTTTGCAACAGCTTCCTTTGTATCAGTCATTATGTATCCTTCTGTTAGGTTAAAGCGATAGATTGATTCTACCGAGAGGAACAGTCATAAATCCTAAATACCTTTTTAGCAACTCACAGGAACGAACTTTTTAGAAGAAAAATTGCTTGTCCAAGAGGGATAATACCAAAAGTTTTACAACTTTTGCCCCCCCCTTCGTTTTCCCGAAGGACATTCGTTAATGGGCGATTCCATAGCAATTTCGCCAATAGAGGAGCTAAAGCTCCACTTATTCGTGTGCTATGGCTTATCTTAAGTCTATGTTGATTTTAATGTCGCCTATTACTTCAGCTTGTACTCTGTCTGGTTGTCGTATGCCTACCCGATCCAGTATATCCTTACTGGCTTCTAGTTGTACATACTCACTCCTTGCACCTTCCGATAATTCAACCAGCTTTCGTGAAGCAGTAATAGCTCCCGTTCCTATAGTGTTGGCGATACGCTCCATCATATACTTCTGTACCTGTGGTAATCGTAGCGTTCTACTAGCTACTACTCGACCAGCTTCACCCTTTGCATATCCAGCGATTTGTGATGCATCCTTGATACTGCCACCTCTCGTTACTAGCGTATCAACCAACGCTTTTTGTTTATGAGTTAAATTGTTCATTATTGATGTGCCTTCTCACGAATAGTTCCTCAAAAAACCCTTGTCAAGACAATTCGTCATCAATTTAACTCACATCTAAATATAGTATCAAGGTATCGAACCTTGCCACTATATCGGGAGCTTAAATGCCAAAGGCATAGTAATTTCAACCTCGCTAAATTAAATTGGAATCTCGATTCCAAGCCCACAAGGGGCAATTCAATTCATCTTCGCTTGAAATTACAAGTAAGTCTGTTCGGCAGTTTTAGGGAAATATGTATTTCGCTCCAAGCCCGTTATCTACAATTTGAACCTGAAACAACAAGAGGTCAGGTCCAAATTCTAGACGAGGCACACCCTTCTTCTGTTCTTTAGAAAAGAACCAAAGGCGTAGTGTGGAGCAAAAACACCCTAAAATGCCTTAAGTTCGTTTCCAAAACGAACCAAAAGGAGACATTCGGAATCTCCCACAGTTGGCTAGCCACGCTAATAGTTTAACATCAAAATAGAATAGTCCCTAAAGTAAAGCACTAATTTGCGTAATCACTTTCTATCCGTAAAGGTAGCTCGACATAACAAATCAAAGATTTGAAGTCTCCTAACCTTTCGCTCCATCCGAACTAAAGTTCGGCTCTTTTTTCGGTAATTACTGTTAGATAGATGATAACAATTTGCTCGATTCTGCGTAAATCTTAAAGATGGTACAAACGCAAATTTAACATCTACTGAAACCAAATTAGCACTTTACTTCAGCTACACTAACCAAACTGTGCTTATGGCACATTTTGGAAGCTCCACTAGTCCTATTTTGATGTCGTTCTGACCTTGTAATTTTTAATCTAAATAACGAAAGGAGTTCACTATGGTTATTAAAACTAAATATTACATTTACACATATTGGGAAATCGATCCGAAATCTCCTACTCGAGATAAAGACCATCCCGATTGTATAATAAACTTAAAATCTAAACGAGTAACGAAAGATTATTTTAAAAACACGAAAGGAGTACAACGGGATGCTAAATCGATTTAAAGTAGCAGTTGTCGGCTCACGACATTTTACAGATTATAATAAATTAAGCTCCACTATTCAAGAAATATTAAGTCATTATGATTTTGAACATCCTCAACATCTTAAAGTTGAGTTTGTATCTGGTGGAGCAAGTGGAGCTGACCAGCTATGTGAAACATACGCAAGAAATAATGGCTGTAGCATAAAGATATTTCATGCAAATTGGAGTTTGTATGGAAAGAAAGCTGGTCCATTAAGGAATCAGGAAATCGTTAATTATGCAGATATAATAATTGCGTTTTGGGATGGTAGGTCAAGAGGTACTAAAAGCACTCTTACTATAGCCAAACAGCTACGCAAGAAAACTTATATCTGCAAATTTAATAATTTATTTAAATCTACATTTTGAAAGGAGTACAATATGAATCAATCGGTTATAACAAATGGTTATGCATCGTATGAATATTTATATAATCATAATGAACGATTTAAAACATTGGCAATCCAATATGTATATGCTCAAGAGTCTGAAAATGACGATCAGATGGAAATAATAGAGCAAGAAATGTTTGCCGTATGGGGAGTTAGTCCCAAAAGAGAGGAGTATAAATTATGAAAATGATTTTAACAATAGCTCTATTATATCTTCTGCTCGTATTAGGAGCATTGGGTACATTCACCTTATACTTGTATAGTGAATATAAAATCAATAAATTTGAGCTAATAGAAATGGAGAAAAAATATGATAGTTAACGGATTGAAATTAATATCCAATCTATTCAGAGATGATATTGATTTTATAAGACGAAATGGAAATAAGGTGATTAACCGATTGCCTTATGAACTTAAACTGAAGATTAACAAAAAGGAGAAAGCTAATGACTGTAAAGAAACAAAGACAGATAAGCGAAGCCCAACTAAACAGGGTTAGCGATTCATGGGAAGCTCACGATGAAGCATACAAGATTGTCAAGAAGGCAATCGGTGCTTTGTCAGTTTTGTCTCATAAAGTCGAAAGCTATGACAAAAATATGGAAAAGAAACATCCTCTTGCTGAAGCATTTAAATATCTTGTAAGTGGATGGACAATGGGCAGTCATAACCAGTCAAAGAAAAGAACTGACTGGAATAAAGGAATTGATAGAAAAGCAAAATTTCTTCAGAATCCTGTAGGCGACATTGAAAACGCAGACAAAAACGATCTCAAAGAACGAAAGATTGATAACATCTGTGTAAGAAATTTTATGAACGGCATTAAGGATGCTCTGGTTGAAGCACATCAAGCTCATTGTGGGGAAACTTGGACTCCATTACCACCTATGCAAAACAATGCCGTTAAAGTAATCAATTCCAAAAGTGCTGACAAATGGTCGCAAGAGGAAGTTGATTATGTAATAAATATTGATAAGGAGTGCGAAAGAGTAGCAATACAAAAAAGTATTCCTGAAAATCAAATAACTAATTCATAATTACTACTACGCAAGGCGTAAGTATTTCCACCAAATCAAAGATTTGGGAAAATCCTAACGCCTTGCGAACAGTTTATTTTTTAAAAAAAGAACGGGGGACAGGGTGAACATACCGAAGGCGTGAGGTATGTGAACCGAAAACAACTGCCGAAGGAGTGAGGCAGTACATACCGAAGGAGTGAGTCAAGATATGAGTAATGTAGAAAATTTTTTAACCATAGTACATGAGGTTCAATCAGAAGAAAAACATAGAACAATTCCTATAGTTCAACTTATAATTCTTCTAGAATTATTTAAAGCAAAAGGTAATCCTGTATCTTTATTAGACATTCAAAATAAGTATAGCTTTGAAAGATATACTGTTCATAGAAATTGCACAATGCTGTCCAGTGGTATGGGAAGAAAATACAGACGAGGCAAAAATTGGATTACTAAAAATCATATTGGAAAGGACGATCAACGAATGAAAGAAATTAAATTAACAAAAATAGGTAGTATATTTGTAAAAAGATTATTTAGTATAAATGATATTTAAAACAATATTAAAAGGTAATGCAACTATTGTTGGTATATAAATGAGTACAGAAAAAATTCTAAATTCATTATCTAAAAAAATGAACAAACATCAACGAAATTTAAAATCTGCAACATCAATGCATTTTAATAGTTTTAATAATAGAAAAACTTTAGGAGATAA